ACGGGGGGTAAAGGGACGTTTTGCCTTTTTGCCCCCACCCCACGGGGGGGGGTGAAAGAAGCATATGGCCCTGGCCAGCCCGCCCCCCGCGATTTTTGAAGGGGGGGGTGGGCGGTGGGGTGGCAGAATGGCCGGAAACCCATGGAACCGCATAAGGTCCATTATGTAAAATTACTTGCTAAGTGCCTGATATAGTTACATTCTTGCGTTTACGCCTATCGGCATTGTTTCCTAGTTTTTTAACTTCGTTTCCCGTCTCAGGGTCAACGTCAATAATGCGCCGGGCTTCCCGTTCTTTCTGGCGCATCTTGTCATTGGCCAGCTTAAGCGCTTCAACGTAGGATTCCCCTACTTCCAGCGTGTGTGTGGTTTTATCCCCATAGATTCGCGGCGCGATTTTCCCGACAAGCCAGCGCCTGGCATCGAATTTCAGGCGCGCCAGCTGCGCTTGTTCGGGGTCTATCGTTTTCTCAACGTCCCGAACAGCTTTTTCAGCGATTGCATGGGCTTGCTGTTCACGCGCGCGCGTATATGCGTTAGCCCAGCGCCCATCTGTGCGCGTTAACTCGCCATGCACAGTGTAATTACTAGGGAATCCGTCTTTGCCATATAGATCTACCAGTAACTCGCCATTCCCTACGCGGCGCAGTAACTCTGGCATATATACTTCGGGATCATATTTCGGAGGGTTTGCCATGGGCTGAGATTACCTAATCCAAGCCCATAAAAAAAGCCCGGCATGAAGCCGGGCCTATTTTGGTGCCTATTCGGGCTAAATTCCGTCTCCCTCTCCAGGCTGACAGCCCCCCACCATGTCAAAGCTTTTGGAAAGCATAGCTTGCACCAAAGCCGGAAGATTCTTCCCCTTTGGCCATTTGGGCGGATCAATTCCGGCAATTCGGAGATTTAACGCCCAAAGCCGCCCGATTTCATAATTGGCCTGCCCTATCTGGTCCATAAATCGCCATGTATCGAAAGCTTTCCCCGCCACCATGTCCGAATACCCTATCTGCGCCGCAATCACCGCCGGATGCGCCGCTAGGCCGCGTTTTGGTGCGCCGCGTTTTAATGGGTTGTTTTTCATTGCGTTTATTCTCCAACCAAACGCGCGCTGGCGTCTAATGAATCATCATCATCATCATATAATGCCCCTTCGGGATATAAATCGAATCCTTCCTCATGATATTGAGCCAGAGCTAAAGCTTCTGCGCTTTTTGCATCCGTAGCTTCCACCTCAATGGTTGCCGAAACAAATTGCTTCACGTTTTTTGAAACAACAACAGAAAACAAAGCCATAGTTCATCCCTCCTTAGCTTCGACAAGGCGCGCAGCGACTGCTTCCATGTCGCAGCAGGCAAGGCAATGCCAATCGTACTTTTCCAAATACTCCTGCAATTCGCTGTAAGTGTCGAACTCATACTCTTCACCACACTCAGGGCAGGAATAAACCCAAAACACGTTGAAGCCAATTGAACAGGCAACGCAGCCCTGCCAATCCTCATCCCAAACCCAGACATTGCCGGATGATTGATTGACGCCAGCTTGCGTGTGCTTGCTGGTTTGCAGCCCGGCCTTGCGAATGGCGCGGATGCACTCGGCAAGCCTATCTAGATCAGCGCCAGCAAATTGTGCGAATAGGTTTTCCATGATCAATCCTCCCCATAAGCGCTTTCAATGCGCTCCCCAGTATGCGCGCAATACAGCGCGGTATCTTCCCAATTGATATCTGCGCCCAAAACGCGCCAGCCATTACGCAGGCCGTGCAGGGTGGCATAGACAATGCTTGCCCATTCCGTGCGTGCGGCATCGCATGACAATGCTTCGCCGTCCGCCGTTACAATATAAAGAGGATATCCCCCAGGCCAAGCATAGGGCTGGCGAATGGCTTGTTTAACAGCGCGTAGCGTTTCAATACGGCCCATGGTTCAAGCCTCCCAGCGCCAGAGGGTTTCCGCGCATTCGTCGCGGGTATCTAACACCTCAATGTGCTTCCAGCCCCCAGCGTCCTCTTTGGACACATAGCGCAGCATCCAAGCCCGCGCCTCGCCAGAGTTATCGAAGCACTCTAGCAGCGTCGCGCTGCCATCCTCTTCGTCAATGCCAACAACATGAAATGGCTTGTCCATCCCTATTCCCTCCCTCAAAACACCAAAAGCCAAACAAAAAGCCCCAGAAAGAAAGCGCAAACCCCTAAATCATATTGCATTGTCTTATCCTCTTTGCGATGCGCGCATGATCACGCGACAAAACCGCAAATAAATATATTGACGAAAAATACAAGCACAAAAATGCGCTGATCAAAATTATTTTTTAGCCCTGCTTTTTGGGCTTTTTCTGGCATTGCGCTTGCATCTCTGACATTTGCGGCGCCGCACAAAGCGCTGAAATCACTAGGCTTTTATTCGCGCATAAGGCGCGAAACGGTAAGTTATTGATTTTTCATACAATTGCATTTTGATAATGATTTTTCGTCAAGTTGTTACAAAACTACCCCTCTCTAGGCTTTGTTTGGAAAACCTCATTTTAACCGGAAAATTCTCCAAGCCAATTTTTGAAAGTGCCTACTTTTTTAGGAATAGTGCTTCGCCAATTTAGCCAAAGCCAATATCAACTGCCCTGCCGCCTTTTCTTTGCTGATACCACGGCATTCCGCCCAACCACTGAGAGTGCCATGGCTCAGTACCGCCCAAGCGACCACAGGCATTGTAGTCGTCCCTATTGAACGGCTGGCCCTCAAATACGCCTCCGTGGCCCCAAGCCTCCCAGCCTGCCCCGCATAATAATCATCCCGCAGCCGCTTTGCAGCGGCATACAGCGCCTCGCTAATCATGCCCCTCGCCAGCATTACATCTGGCGCCCAATACCTCTCTGTCACAAGCGTACAGCCTTCCTGAATATCCGGCCCGAAGTCTATGCGTTCTGCCTCGAATGCCCGGCTCATGCTCAACATTAGATCGGGATTTCATCCTCGATCAATTGCCCCCGTCTTACCACCTTCGCCTTCGGAAATGCAGCCTTGATTTCCGCGATAGGCGAAGCCCCTTTCAGGACCCTACCCACCTCCTCCACCGTCCAAGCCTCTGCGTTCCACCCTTCCGCCTTAGCCCGCGCCAGGACCGCCTGTGCATGGGTGTCATCCTGACAGATGCAGATGGTGCCCCGTTCCGCCTCATCCGCCTGTACGGTCATCAGCGGCCCCGGAAGCGGTTCATACCCGCCAGCCCGAGCCTCCGCTTCCAAGGCCCGCCAAGCCCGCATCATCATGGCGTCCAGTTCCGCCATATCCTCTCCCGCCATTGTCGCCTGCCGGTGCATATCCTCTGCCGCCTGGAACCGCTCCCTAGTCGCCGTGGACACCAGCAACGGAAGCCGATCAAATCCCCACTGTCTTTCGATCTCCGCCACCAGTGTATCCAGCGCACCCGCCTGCTTTGTTCGCCATACCCATTCGCCTTTCGCCTCTTTCAGCGGTGGGATAATTTCTTCTTTCGCCATTACTTCTTCCCATTCCAGTTGTGGTGCTTGTGTGCCTTTGGCCCCTAAGATTGGGAACCACTTAACCACTCGCGCGTGCGACTAGTGTGCTAGCACTAGTCGTACGTGCGAGTAGTGTTTCCCTTAGGGGCCATCGACTAGCACGCACACCCAAATGTGCTAGTAAAGTGCTAGTGGATGGGGTGTTTTCCACCCCACTAGCACACATTATTGGCCCTCCAAAAACGGCCTTGGCGCCACCAATTTCATCTGCGCCAGCTTCTCTGGACACACGTTATAGTTGCTGCGCTTGTGGCGATTTGCCGGGCTTGGACCGTTCACTGGGAAGATGGTGCCTTCCTCCTGCCAAGCCTGCAAGATGTTCTTGGCTTGCTGGTCTGACACCTTCCCGGTGGCGGTCAGTACTTGCCATGCGGCGCCTTCTGTGGCGGTTGGCTTGGCCGCATAGAAATAGTGCTTGCCATCCTCCATGAAGCCTTTCTGAAGGGTTTCTAGGATCGCCACACACTCTGCCATGCTGAGATTGCCAAATGGGCTTGGCGGCTCCCAGGGCAGTGCGGCGGCGACAATCTCGCCGTTCTCGATCTCGATGGCGGTTAGCTTATACCATTCCGCTTCTTGGGCTGGCGCGTAGTTTGATTTGGCGCTGTCGATCCGAATGTAGGACCGGCGCTCATCAGCTTGCACCCCGAAGGCGCCTGCTTCCTCCGCTGTCATGGTGGTGAGTGTCAGCATTACCCGCACCGCCCCTGAGATCGAAGAAGCCCCGCGAACCCGGTCCATATCGCCTGGCGTACTGGTGCCTTTGCGGTCATGGTGCAGGATCAGCACCGCCATATCCAGCCGCTGCGCCAGGGTGCGGAATGCTGCCACCACTTGGCGCATGGCCGTATTGTCGTTTTCCTCGCTGTCGTGGAGTTCAGCCAGCGGATCGCACACCAGCAGATCGGCCTGCTCTTCCATACAGATGCGTTCAAGTTCCTGCATAGCCTGGGTGGGATTGATTTGCCCGGTATGTGGATCACGGGCGAACAGTGTCCCTACATTGTATGGACCGCACCTGATGATCCGCTGCATTGCGCCCCCGTCAGCGGCCTGGGCTTTAATGGCGGCGGCGTACCGGCGGCGCTGTTCGTCTTTATCGTCTTCGACATTGTAGTTGATGATGGTTAGTGGTGTTTCTGGCCTGAAGGCGCCGAAGGGTTTGCCTTGCGCCCCGGCTAATGTCCACCCAACCACCATGGACGATTTGCCCCCGGCGCCTTGTCCACTGAGAACCGTCACCGCCCCCCGCAGCAGATAGCCTTGCACCAGCCAGGGCCGCTTGGGTATCTCGCCCCCGGCAAAGGCGCCCTGGTCATGCCAGAGGGCTTTCTGGCCTTCTGTGGTGGCGCTGGGCGCCTGTGTGGCGGGCGCCTGGGGCTTCGGTGCTTCCAGCTTGATAATCCCCCGTGCTGCCCGGTCCAGCGTGTATCTCACCTTCATTCTGAACTCGGCTTCCCCGCGACCTGGCCGCGAGAAATCCACTTTGGCTGCGTATTGTGGCCAGCCTTGTGCCACTACTTCTTCTTCGGTGGGGATGCGTCCTAATTGTCGGTATAAGTCTGAGACTACCGCCAGAATGGTGTTCCGCATGTATTGCTCGCGGCCATCGGTGATTTGGCCGGGCAGGCCTAGCGGCCCTGCTGCATGGGTTACAGGGCTTACGGAACCCGTCCCATGGATAACATCCTGGCAGATGAGTTCCACCATGGATTCGGTCAGGCTTGGCAAGCCCAAGTCATCCACATGGGCGTCAACGTCCCAGGAGTACTGTCGCCCGGATGCATGGACACTAGGCGGCGCGACGATGAAACCACCATCACCCCGGATATCCATGCCCGGCAGGATACCTTTTCTGGTGGGAACCTTCTTCCCGGGATGAGAGAAGAAGCGGTGACACCCGCCGCCCCCGGTCAGTGCCACCGGGCCAGCCCCGAGTCGGGGCAGGATGTCTTGTTCGGTAGCGGCGCCAATGTCGCCATCGAAATCCGCCACAGTGAGGTTACTGATGGCGCCGGTAACGATCCCGACCCCCATGGTGGGATCGGCAAACCAATCCTGAATTTCGGCTTCGGTAGCGCGTCTGTTTTGGAACTGGTGCCAGGGAATGGCGGGGATTTTTTCGCCGCGCCGCACTGGCACAACTGACCACCCCCGGCGGAGGTAATACAGCGCCCATTCTTTCGCCGGGGCTGATAGGCTTGGTGCGGTCAGGCTCATGGCTTCTTCCCCGGATATTCCGTGTGTGGCGGGTACTCTGGGTCTTTGAGTGGGATGCACATTGTTTCCTCGTTCTTGCGAAAAAGCGGCGGTGTAACCCGCCGCCCTGTTTATTATTCTTCTGCCTCTGGCTTTACCTTGGCTTCTTTGGCCTGGCTACACCAATCGTGCGGCTTCATCATGACCCAGCGGTAGCCTGAGTGTGATGGTGTCAGGCGACATTCACCGGATCGGCTGTCAGCGGGCATATACCACTGACAGTTGGCGCAAGTGATGTCGCGCGGGTGCTTAACCCTCATTAGAACGGTAGGGGTTTAGCAGCTTGCGGCGTTGGCGGAGGAAGCGGAGCCGCGCTCTGGGCGACAGGTGTCGCCATAGCTGGCGTTGCAGCCGCCACAGGCGCGCCCAATTCTGCCGGACGCGCAACCCATTTAATGATCGCGAAGTTCGGGGTGTAGTTGGAGCCATGCTTTCCCTTTAGCTCGGTTGCGCCCTGGAACTGGACCACCGGCAGCAGCCCTTGGGCCTTCTCCGGCGCAGCTTCATATTGCGAATGCAGGGTGTCAATCGCGGCAAGAACCGCGTTGGCGTTGCTGCTGAACTCGCGGACAGTCCGGTTGCCATCCAGCAGACGCATGGCGAAGCCTTGCTTGGGCTTGGCGGCGTTGCCGCGTTCATCGAAGCCATAATCGCCCGCCGGGCAGGGCGGGATCGGCTGGCCGATCTTCACCAGGGCGCGCACTGGCGCCATGCCTGCCTTGAAAAACAGCCACCCAACTTGGATATTCTCCATGTCCGCGACGAAGGCTGGCTGTTGGAAGGAAACATCTTCTTCCTGCTTTTCCCAGCGCCCGTTTACCTCCACGCGCTGACTGAACTTCAGGCGCCCGGCCTTGGCGTTGTAGTTGACCAGGGGCAGGAAATCACCGCTTGCGGTTTCGCTCCCACCGATAGAAAGACCTAAACCCATTTGAATGCTCCATATGTCTAAAAATGCACCACATTTCGGCAGCGTGGCGCTTGCTGCTTACATCCCGTAGATTTCCTTACGGGCTGCTTCGGCTGCGGGATCGGACCAATAGAAACTATCGACATCCGGCACCAGCAAACTGATTAATTCATTCTTATCCGCCGAGATCGCCAGGAACCGGCGCAGCCGGTTAGCAATAGCCTGAAGGTGCGCCCAGTGATCCGCCACCCCTTCAAGCTGATAGACCGCCACCTTCTTTGGTGAGCAGTACGCGAATCGGCAGATTTGATTGGTATTCACCACATACCCGGCGCCCTGGCGCGCATGGCTGCTGGAAATCTGCCCCGGCACCCGCTCAGTGGTCTTCAGGTCCAAAACCAGCCCGTGTTCCTGCCAGTAGAAATCCAGATACCCCACCAGATCGGGCAAACCCTCGCCCAGTGGCTTACTGATGCGGTGCTGGTGCTGGCCTTCTTCCGGCGCGGTAGGAACGCCATACTGGCGGAGTTCAGCGAGTGCCACCGGCACAGTGTCTTGGACCACCTTGCGCTGTGCCTCGCGGCGGGGA